TGAACGCGCCATAGGAGGCAGCATGGAAGACGCATTCGATGCCCGTGCGATGCTGCGCAAAGGCGTGGTGCAGAGCATCGACGACACCGGCGAAGTGCAGACCGTGACGGTGCAGACCAGCACCGGCGCGACCTACAGCGGCATCGAGGTCATCCAGCTATTCGGATCGGCGAACCTGCCGCCGACCGACGGGGCGATCGCCTATCTGTTCTGCGTCGCCGGCGACCCGGCGAACATGGTGGCGCTGTTGGCGAATCCGTCCGCGCGGTTCGGTGGCCTGGCGCCCGGCGAACAGGTGATGTATGGCGCCGACGGCTCGCGCGTCGCCATCCGCCAGGGCGGCACGATCGAGATCCTCGGCGGCAACCAGGTGACGATCGCCGCGCCCGATGCCAACATCACCGCCACCGGCACGGTGACGGTCGCCGCGCCTTCGGTCATCATCAACGGCGTGACGGTCACCGCTTCGGGCATCACGCTGGGCGTGGCCACGACGATCGACGGCAACCTGACCGTCAACGGCAATATCCACGCCACCGGCATAATCACCCCCTGACCGACACGCGTCGGTGACTACGGGTTTGCGCGCGCGCGTAGCCTGCGCGTCATGGCCTTCATCGACACCGCCCTGTCCTACGACCCGGTGCGACGCCGCTGTGACCTGCTGTTCGACGGCACGGACCTGGTGCTGGACGACACGCCCGTCACGCCGGTGCTGCTCTGTGTCGGCCTGGATCGCCGGGCGCACAGCGACGATGAACTGCCCGACACCACGGCGCAGGGCTACGCGCCCGCCACGCTGAACGCGCGGCGCGGCTGGTGCGGCGACTGCCTCGACAAGCTCGGCCGTCTCGCCGGCAGCCGCCTGTGGCTGCTGAAGCGCCGCAAGCAGGATGAACCGACGCGCCTGCTGGCGGAGAACGCGCTGCGGGAGCCGCTGGAGCAGCTCGCCAACGATCGCGGCTGGCCGATTTCCGCCATGGCCCGCTGGGTCGCCCCTGGCGTCCTCGGGTGGCAGGCCACGGTCCAGCGCACGACCATCGCCATCAATCAGGCGATCGCCTGATGCCGTGGCCGATCCCACAGCCGGGCGAGGTGTTCGACCGCGCCGCGTCGACCTTCGAGGCCGAGTTCGCCCGGGTCTATCTGCTGAAGAACCCGAACGCGTCGCCGTCGGACGTGCGGGTCGATGCGCGTTCGGCCTACTCGCAGCTCGCGATCTACGGCCGCGTGACGGACCTGTCCGTGCAGGATCTGTGGTTCTATCAGGCGCGGCTGGCCGACGAGCTGATGGCGGACCGCGCCGTCGATTGGCTACCCCGCCATGCCGCGATCTGGAATACGCCGCGGATACTGGCGTCGCCCTCAGTGGGAAACCTCATCTTCGCCAGCGTCTCCGGTGTCGCGGTGCCATCCGGCCTGGCGCTATCGATGCCGGGTGGCCTGACCTATGTCACCACCGCCGCCGTGACGATCGCACCGACCAGCACCGCCTCCATCCCCGTCGCCTGCACCACGGCGGGATCGGCCGGCAGCCTGCCGGCGAACACCGTGCTGAACGTCGTCTCCCCGCTTGGCGGCCTGACCACGCAGACGGCCACCGTCGACTCCAATGGGTTGACGGGAGAGGACGCGGAAACCATCGACGCATGGCGCGGCCGCATCCTGGATGCCATTCGCAACCGCGGCTCCGGCGGCAACGCCAACGACTTCGAACGCTGGACGAAGGCAGTGATGCCGGGCGCGCTTGTCAAGGCGATGTCGCCGGGCACCGGCCTGATCACCGTCGCCTTCGCGATGCCGGCCGGCCAGACCTGGCGCGTGCCGACGGGGCCGGAGATCGCCACCGTCACGGCCTATCTGAACGATGCGCAGAACCGCAAGCCGCTCGGCGCGCCGGTCATCGTCGTGGTCGGCGCGACGCTGCAGCCGGTGGCCTTCAGCCTGCATCTGAACCCCGACACCACCGCCAAGCGCGCCGCCGCCATCAATGCGCTGACGTTGCAGATCCTCGCCGACGCGACGATCGCCGCCACGCTCTACATGAGCCGGATGGATGCCGCGCTGGAGAACGCCGACGGCGAGTTCAGCCATGAACGCGCCACCCCGTCGGCCGACGTCACCGCCGCCGCCACGACCCTTTCCATCATCGGCACGGTGAGCTTCACATGACGCTCCAGCCGCCCCGTTCCACCGACCAGGCGCAGCGCGGGCTGCTGGCGCTGCTGCCCGACGGATGGGCGGCCACGCGCGATCCCGACGACTATGAGGCTGCGCTGTTCCGCCCGCTCGCGGCCGAGTTCGCCACGATCGAGGCGTCCGCCTTCTCCATGCTGCCGCAGATCGACCCGCGCCACGCGCCGAACCTGTTGCCGGACTGGGAACGCATGCTCGGCCCCGACCCGTGCATGGCGTCGAACCCAATCACCGACACCGCGACGCGCGGTAATCTGGCCTATGCCAAGCTGACCAATGCCGGCACCATCTGCGCCGGCTATTTCGAGCGTCTGGCGCTGTCGGTCGGCGAGACGATCACGATCACAGAGTTCCCGGCGTCGATCTGCGGGATGTCTAGGTGCGGCGACGCGCTTAACCCGCCGCCGGGCCAGTGCAACATCCTGGTGACGCTGCCGACGACCGTGGTCGCAAAGGCGATCTGCGGGGTCAGTACCTGCGGCGACAGCCTCGGCACGTTCGATCATTCCGTCATAGAGTGCGTCATTCGCGAGGGCGTGCCGCTCTTCGTCACTCCCTATTTCTCTTACACGGGTTAGAGGCCAATGGACCGCATCAGCGCTGCCAATTATGCGACGGTTGGGGGTCTTCGGATGTTCCAGGACCCAAATTTGGGCGCCAACACCGAAGGCACCGGCCTGAATGCGTTGTGGCACACCGGCGCCCAGGAAAGCATCCTGGCGTCGGTCGAAGGCACCGGCCAGGTACCCACCGACGCCGACAACACGCAGCTGTTCAAGGCGATCAAGCGGCTGGCTGGCGGCAATCTCGCCGTCATCGTAGCGTCCCGCGCTCTGACCCCGGATAACGCCGGCCTGGTGATCGTCAGCGCGGCGGCTGGCGCGATCGCGCTGGAGCTGCCGCTCGCCGGGAGCGCAGGTTGGACGCCGCTGAAGTTCATTTTCGTTCGCGTTGACAACACCGCGAACGCGGTGACCGTCACATTCCAGGGCGGTGACACAAATATCCTCGGTGGCACGACGCCATTCGTCGTGCCGCCGGCCGGAGCAGCCCCGGGCATCCTGACGGTCGTGGGCGACGGCTACGGCAACCATTGGGCGAGTTTGACCCCGAGCCTCGGCTACGCGCTGCTCGCCGGCTCGTCCTCGCAGGCATTTAATGTCGCAGATGCCGTAACCGCGACCGAAGCGGTGGCGCTGGGACAGATCAACGCCCCGATGTCAGCTATGGCTGCGAATAACGGGACCAACACCACCCTCACGGTGAGCGTTTCGTTCACCGCTCCGGTGCCGGGTGCTCTGATTGCGATCGCCTCACGCAACAACGAGTGGCAGGCGGCCTCGGCTAGCTCAACGAGCCTGTACATAAACGGCTCGCTCGTGGACTCCGACAACACTGAGGTGCCTGTCACGAACATGGGCTACGCGACGACAGCCGGGGGCGGTGTATCGGCATCATTTACCGCCGCGGCGACAGTGCAATTCAGCACGCGCGTCATGCTGATCTTCATCCCGAACCTATAGGCCAGCGCAAATGACCGCACAGGCATACCTTCTCCACGACACATCGGGTGCGGTGTTCGGAACCGGCTTCACGCCGGATGGGACGCTGCCGGACAACGCGATTGCCGGCACTGCTGCGCAGGTTGCCGCATGGCAGGGCAGCACCGTGGTCAACGACGCGATCATCGCGCCGCCCGCGCCGGCCGCCCCCACGCTGGCTCAGCAGGCCGCCGGGTTGATTGCGTCGGGTCTGACGATCGCCAGCACCGGCACGCCGGCGCTCGACGGCACCTATGCGTGCGACAGCGCCACCACCGACCATATCCAGGCGGAGATGGTCGCGATCCTGGTAACGGCCGCATTCGCCGATGGCACCGCCTCCGTCGCATGGCCCGACGTGACGGGCGCCCTCCATACTTTCCAGTCCGTGGCGGCGTTCAAGGCGTTCGCCGTCGCTGTCGCCGGTTTCGTCGCGGCGGGGTTCAAAGTGATGAACGGCTCATCCACCACGCTGCCCACCGCGACGGCGACGATCGCATGAGCGAGATTTCAGTCAAACCGGGCGACACGCTGCTGTTGCAGATGACGTTCCAGAACGACGACGGCAGCGGTGCCGATCTGACGAACGTGACCTTGCTGTCCCAGGTGCGCGACCCAGTGGGCAACCTGATCGCCGTCCTGCCGATCACGAAGACCTCGGTGCTGAATGTGGCGACCGTCGATGTGGACACCACTGGATGGCCGGGCGGCCTGCTGCGCTGTGACATCAGGGCCGTGTCCGCGGGCTTTAGGGATATGTCCGAAACCTTCGGCATCCGGGTGAACAGGGCGGTGACACAATGAAGGTCCTAATCACGCAGCGGGATATTCCGCCGCCGATCCCCGCCGGCGCGGCTGGCGGCATCGTCGCCGCGCCAGGTGACCAGAACAGCGCGACCGTGCTGACGGCGCGGGTGAATATCGTCACCAATGCCGCCGCCGGAACGGCGGTGCGGCTGAAGAACATCCTCGGCAACCAGCAGACCTTGTTGAACCGGGGAGCCTTCAGCCTGACGGCGTATCCGGAGCCCGGCACGCAGATCGAGGGCTACGGCCTCAATCAACCGGCGCAGCTCGTCGTCGGCGGCAACGCGACGTTCACCTATGACAATAACATTACCTGGTATGTGACGTGAGAGCGTATCGCCTCCTCTTCGCCGCCGCGGCGCTGTTGGCGGCGGCAAATGCCTTCGCCCAGACGCCTAAGGTCGGGCCGATGCAATCGCAGCTCAATGGCGCCGACATCAACAACCCCTCGATCTTCCTGCAGAACCTCGGGCTGCCGCCCTCGGCCACCACCGACACCACCAACGCGGGCAACATCACCTCCGGCATCCTGCCGGCGGCACGGCTGCCAGCGCCGACGGGGGGCACGCTGGGCGGGGTGCAGAGCCTGGGCGCGACGGCCCACCAGTGGCTGTCCTACATCGACCCATCGGGTGTGCCGCATCAGTCCCAGCCGGCTGCCGCCGACATCTCCGGCCTGGCGTCCTCGGCCACCACCGACACCACGAACGCCGCCAACATCAGCTCTGGCACGCTCTCGGCCGCGCGGCTACCGGCGCCGACGGCCAGCACGCCGGGCGGCGTGCAGTCGGTAGCCGGCGCCGCGCATCAGTGGGTTAATTCGATCTCCCTGTCAGGCGCGCCGTCGCTGTCGCAACCGGCGGCAGGAGATATTTCCGGCCTCGGCACCGCCGCCACGGTCAACACCGGCACGTCCGGAGCGACGATCCCGCTGCTGAACGGTGTGAATACGTGGAGCGCGGCGCAGGGATTCGGCGCGATCACCAGCACTGGCGTCACCAGCACCGGCAACGGAAACTTCCTCAATCCAGCGCCTACGCAAAATCTCACTTATGCCGCAGGCGGCCTAACAAACGGCGTGTTGATCGGGTCCGGCGGCAACGTCATCTCCTATTGCCCGCTATTATCATGTGTCACTTCGCCGAGCGCCGACCACCAGCGCGCGGGTTCACTGTTCTGGTCCACCACGTCGGATGACGGGCATTCCGAGGAACAGACGGTTGCGATAGAAACTGTCATCGGCACCGGTTATACGAAGGCATGGGCCACCAGCACCGCCTATGCGCTCGGTGCTAACGTGAACTTTGGCGCGGCGAACACCGTTTATCGGGCAACTACTGCGGGAACTTCGGCAAGCAGCGGCACCGGGCCGACTGGCAAGGGTTCGGGCATCGTTGACGGCACCGTTGTCTGGGCCTGGATCAATGACTCCGCGATTGATGCAAAGGTCGGGCTATATAACGAGGTAAGCGTGATCCCCGGCGCTGGCGCCTCCTGGGCGCAGGCCAACAATTTCCAAATGCAATCCGGTGTCATCCCGACGTTCAACATCAACACCGAGTTTGATTTCAATAACAACAGCGGAACCGACTGCGCCATCGGCGTGGCGAACTGCAACAACCTCGAAGTCGCGGTGGGTGGCTCGAACACGTCAACGACGGGAATTCATCTTTCCAGCAGCAACGCCGGCGCGAAATCCGGTGTCTTGTGGGGCATTCGTCTTAATGGTGCGAAGCTCGCCTCACTCGCGGACATAGAGATTGATAGTTCGGCAGCGGTTGGTATAGGTTTCGGCGTATCTGGGATTGGCAGCAGCACACATGCAATCGCTGCCATCTCGGATGCCTCTACCGGAGTGACCTCGCTATTGATGACCGGAACGAAAACGGGCGCGGACATCAGTGACCAGACGACCTCGCCGGTTGCTTTCGGAAATGGCGGCACGCACCTCATGGCTCCCCTCATTTCGCTTTGGCGATACATGGAGGAAAAGAATCTGACTGAGGGTGCGGAGTTTGCGGAAAGACTCGAACCGGCTCGCCTGACATTCGAATTGTG